ATTAGAAGTTCAAGATGCAATAATCCATATCTAATGTCATTGTTATTTCTTGTGCAGTTGATTCATCATCCCAACTATAGTCTCCAAATGAAGCTTTTATAATAAATGCTCCTTTAATAACCCATTCAGATACAATGTCTCCTACTGGCCCTAAAATGTTGATTGTTACATCTTTCTTGTAAAAATCGGAGTAACCATCGCGACCTGTAACAGATTCATGATGTAAACGTACCCATTCCATTACAGACTGAGCGCCTGATGGTGTAATAGGATCAAACAATGTTAAGTCAATTGTGTCCCATTTTGCTTTACCTTTAATTTTACGATAAACATTAATGTGGTTTAATTGAATTGCTTCCATTGTTACACCCACAGCTCCAATCTTTTTAATTGTGTAAGCTGGAATTCCATCCACATACATAATAAAGCGATTTTTTACTTTAGGTTCAAATGCGGTGAAAAATATTTCGTTGGGGCTTAGTACTGCCATTTTATTTTATGTTTTTGTTTATTATAAATATTATATTTTTAAAAAATTATGCTCCAAAAGTAGCTCCTGTTGGTGTGATGTTGAAGTCTAAGTAAATAAATTCAGCTGTTTTAGTTGGTTGAACAAATATTTTACCCATCAATTCATTTCTGTCAATTACATCAGGTGTGTTGTTACTTTCATCCATAATTACTTTGAAAGCATACAATCCTTGTCTTTGTTGAACAGATGTTAAGTAAGGATTTACTTGACCTAAAAATTGATTTCTTGTAGCAATAGTATTTTGTTCAAATACTAAATTAAGAGCCACTTGAGAAATGTATGATTTTAAAGCAATCAACAAACGTCTAACATTTACTCTGTCTAAAGCACTAGCTCTAGTTTGTAATGTTTTTTGTCCATATACTACTATGCCTGTTCCTGGGAAGGTTGCAATTGGATTTACTTTTCCATTGTATAAAATATCTCTGTTTGCAGCTGAAAGTTTTTGTTCAACTCTAACTACTTGTGATAATCCTCCTCTGTTTATTCCAGCAGGAGCAAACCAAGGCTCAGCTACTGAGTCATTGTAAGCATATACTCCTCCAATTACTGTTGAAGCAGGTACATAAACTAAATCTCCTGTAGAAGGATCTACTATTTGGCACCAAGGCCAGTACATAGCAGCATATGATGTGTTGAGAGAACTAGCGGCGGCAACAGCTTCACTTACTACTTTACCATATCCTACAGGATCAACTACATAAATATTATCTCCTCTATTTTGAGTGTTTGTGATGATTGAAGATATTGATCCAACATGAGTTGGAAAGCTATCAATTAATCCAGGTGTTAACAATATATTAAATTTAAAATCATCAGTATTTGATAAGAGATTGATCATATTATCATAACATCCACCTGTTAGTCCTTGTGTGTCTGTGTTAGAAATATCATTATAGAATTTAGCTCCTCCTCTTATAGTACCTGTTGCTCCACCAAATGATCCACTTTTATTTATAGGAATAGAAGAAGTATATGCATTTTTAGCCACTCCATTATTGTCAAAATAATTTAATGTTGTAACATTTACATTTTTTACTCTTATAAAATTTGATCTGTTAGCATATGAACCTGAAGTGTCAATTTGTATTGTAGTTCCATTGTAATTTTGAATTTGGTCACCAATTACACGAGAAATAAAGTTTGAAGAATTTGGGTCTAAAGACAACATTGTAAAAGTTTCTAACACAGTAGGTGTAAGAGCATTGTCGTCACCTCTTCTAATTAGTAAATCAAATGTTCCTGAACTTGTATTTGAATTTACAATTTGATATCTTACATTGTCTTTAGAACCACTTACTAAAGATCCAGATGTTTGGGAACCTGAGTTGTTCATAATTATTCCTTCAGAAAGTGTTTCTAAAGCAAATGATTCACTGTTATTATAATCTTTAATTGCATCATTTGCAACTGAAGCTGTGGTAGTAGTAGCTCCTATAAATTCACCTGGTTGTGCAGTAGCTGATCCTGTTACTACTCGAGCTACTAGTAAAGATGTTCCACCATTAACAAAGTAGTTGTACGCTGCAATTGAAGTAAAATAAGAGTATGTTTTTAAAGCATTAGCACTTCCACTTTCAAATGTTGTACCAAACGTATTAACATATTCGCTAAATGTGGTAACAATTGTTGGGATTTCAACTGGACCTTTAACTGTTGGTCCAATGATTGCTGCTCCAGCTGTGACTGGTCTTCTGGATACAAAAGATGAATCGTTTTCTCTTGCTAAGACTCCAGGTGATATTAATGTTTCTGCCATTGTTTATTATGTTTTATTTTGTTATAAATATGGTGAAACATATCAAAATACTAAGCGCTTACAAATTCTCCTTTTTCAAGGTTTATTGAACCATCACCATATTTTTTCTGTAAAGTTTCACCAATTGTAATTTCTTCTTGATGTTGTTTTTTAAGTTCTACTATTAAATATTCTTTTTGTAATTTAAATTCTTGAATTCTTAATTCAATTATTCCAAATTGTTCAGTTAATTGAAGTCTTTTTTCTTGAATTTCTTTCAATTGTGTAATTTCTTCTGCTGTTAAAACTTTTGTTGTCATAAATTTTATTTTGTTATAAATATTATTAAGGTTGTGAAGGTGGAATTGTTTCTGATGTAAATGTAATTTTAACTTTGTCTGGTAATTTTTTCAATGCTGTTATGTCTTTTTGTAATATGTCAGGAATTATATATCCGTTTAATTTTATGTTAAATGTACTACTTACTGTTCTTTCTTCTTTATCTGATATTTCTGTTTTTATAGCAAACGAATCAATCATCGCTCTAAATTGAAAACGTGAAGGATCACCCCAATATGAGTCAGATGCATATTCAATTGCTTCAACAATTTTATTTAGTTGATCCATGTAATAAGTGTTGATAGCACAACTGTATGTTAAGGTTATATAGTCAGGTACTACAACTGCATAGTTTACCTTTTGAGGAACAACATTATTTAACACATTAAAGTTGTCATATGCATTTTTAGAACTGTATTTTTTTCTGTGTAAAGCTAAATTGTTAGGATTGTTAGCGTCTAATTTATTAGCTATAGATCTTACCTTATCAATGCTGTCTCTTTTAAACATTATTATAGGCATCATAATTCTACCTTGAACATCTCTATAGTATCCATCTTTTTGAAAGGATTTCCATTTTTCAGGTGAACCATATATTATAGGCACTTCAATTCTTTCGCCATTTTGTACTACAGAAGGTTTAATAACATTTGTAAAGTAGTAAAAAATAGATTCATCAATGTCTTGAATTCCTATAGAAAATGGTTTGGTAGTATCTCCTTTAAAAGAAAGTTGATCTCCTCTGTTTTTTCCATTTGCTAAATTGGGATTTCCTAATCCAGTTTGTTCATAAGGAACTTGTTGATCAACAAGAAGCTCCTTTTGTGTTTTTGGAATTGGTTTTCTACCTCTAGTTGCCATTACAATCTTGATTTAATTAAATTTAACTTATCTGAAGGAACATAATGACATTCACAAACTATTGAAATATTGTATCCAAATTGATCTAGTCCTGGATTTAGTGGATTTATAGAATTTGGAAAGTCAGGATCTTTACCTGCAAAAAAATTATCAGCAGGTGTGTTGTCTACTTCCCAGTAGCTTTCTTGATATAAAATAATGTCTCCTACTTCTGGAACTAAACTAGCATCTACTAAATCATCTCTTAAAAAAGCAAAAGTCATTGGCCAATCAAAACTTACACCTAATTCACTTGTAGGAGAAGTTATAGAACCTACTGTTATAAGAGCATTTAGTAAAACTGGTCCGTCAAAAAATTTTCCTCCAGACGCTTCACCGTATAAATTTACTGTTGTTTTTTGTAAAATGTATTTGTAAAAAGCACACTGTTGAGAAATAACGTTGCCCATTACTTCTCTGTTCATTTTTCTTATAAATGAGACATCTCTACTTGATCCAAAAAGTGCCATATTTTACGTTTTTAGCCTATAAATATAGTCATAGGAGATTTTGCAAGTTCAACCATAGTAGCATCTCCTTCTGCTTGTCTTCTTGTTAGTAAAGATTGGCGAGAAGTTTCATCCATGTATAATCTTAATCTTTCTATTAAAGCTGTTTTTTCTGCTGTTGCAGCTGATATTAAGTCTGATTGATTAAGTGTTATTTCCTTTCCTGGAATTGGAATTTGAGCGTATTTTCCTCTAACATATCCTAACATTTCTTTACATAAAGATAATGTGTATTCAAATATCCATTGTCTGCCTATAGAATTTATTTGAGAATATAAGGGATTTGTAAAGTTAGCATTTGAAACATTAGTCACTGATGATCCTGCCTGAGTTATAATTGAATTTGTTCTTTCCTCAAGGCTAATGTAGTGAAACCAAATGTAGTTTCCAGTAGTAGGAGGAACTGGAAATATTCTTAATTTATTGTTTACTAATTCAAATGAATAGTCTGACAATGCAACTTGATTTTGCATTTCAATTGCTTGAGTTGTTTGAATTAGTAAACTTGTAGGATACATAAAGTAACCTGGAACTCCATTTGCAAAAGATGCTCCTCCAACTGCAGGAACTCCTCCAAGTCCTGAAAATAAGTTTAAACCATAAAGTTGATTAACAGCAGGAGTTGGTTGGTAAAATACTCTTTTTATTTCTATTCCCCCAGTTATGTTGTTGTCTAAAGCCCATTGGGTTAAATTGTAATCTTGAATGCTTGCTGTAGTCACTACTGAACCACTGTGATAATCTACATATCCTCCTACTCCTGCTTCTGAGCCATATTGCTCTGTCAATTTAATTATGTTAGCCATGCTTGGAATGACAGTAGCATGGTTCATGTTAGAAGAGGTAGGAGATCCAGCTATGTTTAATAAATTATCTCTTACTTGATAAGCATACAATTCATTTCCATATGTTGTAATTGCCTCTTCAAAAGCTGTGTAAAAATTTAAATCTTGCAATTCAACTTCCATTATAGGATATCCTAAACGTCTAGCACAAAAAGTAGTTACTTTATCTGCGTCAGTTTGAAATTGATAGTCATTATCATAAAATCCAAAAGGAGTATTACCTGGAAAAAATGAACTAGAACCGGGATATATAGGTACATTCATGAATTATGATTTATTATAAATATGACAAAAATTAAAGTAATTCTTAGTAGAAGCAAGGATCTGCAGCTAATCCTAATGCTGGGCTGGTCATAGTATTTACAATTGATGGAGCATTTTTAGCTATACCATTTGGTGATTGGTTTATGTATCTAATGCCAGAGTTGCCTCCTTTATTTGAGTTAGGAGTTAGCATAAGTAATTGTCCTCTTCTTGTTAAACTACAGTCTGATGTTTTTACAAATTTTGCTGTTTTTTCAAAATCATCTTGAAAAGTAATTGTATATGCTGTACCTGCTGCACTAGACTGTATTGTTGTTTTTTGTTTTGGATTTCCACTAAAAAATTTATTCATGGTTACTGTCCCACCAGCAGTTATAGTCACTGTGTTCCATGCTATTTTATCCATGTTTATTAATGTTGCTGATCCTGTTAATGCTAAAGTGCTTCCTGTAGTTGTAACATTTCCAGAAGTGTATGTTAAGGTACCTGTGTTATATGTTAATGTATTTCCACTAGCTATTGTTACATTTCCTGCTATTTCAAGAGGAGATCTTAAGGTCATTCCTGAACTACTAGTAATAGTTCCCCCTGTTATTTTGATTGTTGTAGTTCCTGTGGTAAGTCCTCCACTTGTACCTAGCAGTTGTATACTACCAGTAACATTTATTGTACTTCCATTTATTGTTGTTTGATTGGTTGTACTTCCAAGAAGCAAAGTATTTACATTAAGATTTGATGTTAAAGTATATGTAATAGTTACACCAGAAAACAAAACTTCATTCCATGCCATACCTGATGTGTTTAATGTAGTAGCTTCCTGCTGAATATTTAATCTACCAGTTACTATCATTGTGCCTGCTGTATATGTTAATGTTCCTCGTCGAAAATTCATGGTACCACTTATGGTAATTGTACCAGTAGTATTAAATGTTAGGTTATTAAAAATAACTGAGTTTGTCCCACTAGTTATTGTTCCAGTTCCATTTAAAATAAAAGTAGTTGTTCCACTAACACTCCTATTACCATTACCATAAACAGTTATTCCTCCTCCAATAGTTAATGAATTTCCATTATATTGAGCTCCAGTGCTAGCACTTGTAAGTGTTAATGTACCAACTATAGTCCATGAATCATTTAAGGTGATTGCAAATGCACCTGTTGATCCCATAGCACCCGACCATGTTTTTCCATTTGATGTGATTGTTGCAGCCGCAGTAATACTAAGCGTTCCGGTGCCTGTTACAGTCATTGCAGCAACAAGTGTAACATTACCACCAACACTTAAAGTAGCATTCATGGTTAATGTGTTAGTGTAGTTTGTAAAATCTATGGATGTGCAAGCAGCAGCAACATTGACAGTTAATTGACCTGAGGTGACAGCTGCAAATACAGTGTCACCAAGTACAGGTACAATGCCTTCTATCCATGTTGCAGTAGCATTCCAATTACCTCCTCCAGCTGCTATTGTTCTAACTGCCATTGTTTAATAGTCTCCAGCAAATGCACATGCATCAAATTGATCTCCAACACCAGTGTATATTGATTGTACAACAGACATGATTTGTCCGCTTAACATGATGATAGGTTGATCAAAAGTAAAAATTGAAGTTGCTCCAACTGCTGTTAATGATCGAGTTGCTGTTGCTGTTGCTACTTCTCCTATAAGTCTATGATTGGTTCCAGCAGTGTCAGAAAGAAATATTCTGTGTACTAATGCAGATGTTATACCTGCTGTTACTTGAGAATTTCTAAATCTTACTCCATCTACTCTAGCACCAGCTGCTCCTGCAGTTACTAAAGTTACTAATGTTCCTGATCCATCAGATGCTGTGTTTGCTGCTGCAATTCTTGCTGGTTTGGTGTTTCCTTGAAGGACAAATATTGGTGTGGTGTTTGCTGGCATTGTTTATTGGTTTTGTATGGTGTTAATGTATTCTGTTAGTTCTTCATTTGTACTTTGTGTAATTGTAATTGTCATCATGTTGTTGGTGACAGATCTTACAATTTTAATTTGTTGAATGCCTATTGCAGTTGATGCAAATGTGGTTTCAAAACTTTCATATGTTCCATCATGCATGTCTTCACAAGCACAAGTGTAAATTGTTGGACTGCTTTTACTTTTAATTATGTGTCCGTCTGGAGCTGGGTATGTCATCATGTTTATGTAAAATTATAATAGTTAAATAGATTTACTGCTGCTGATATTTTTCCAGCTGTTGGTGCAAAGGAAGCACTATCTGCATATGATGCACTTAATGCTTTATTTCCATTAGTAAATATTGAACCTGTTACAAATGAAGCTGTTGTTGCAAATGATGCACTAGTAACTGATCCTAGTAAAGTTTGAGCAGTTAAAGCGTAAGATGCAGTTGTTGCAAATGATGAGCTTATTGCTTGTTGCACATATGAGGCAGTTTGAGCTGTTTGAACATAAGAGGCAGTGGTGGCAAGTGAAGCTGTTGTAGCTGTTACTGTATTAAGTGTGGAAATTGTTGAGCCATCTGAGCTGATTAATTTTAATTGTCCAATTGCGCTTGTACTTAATGAAGCTCCTAAAGTGGTTGAATAAGATGAAGTTTCAGATGTTATTGATGCTGAAGCTATGAGACTGATTGTTGATATTGAACTACCTGCTGAATTTATTAGTCTTAATGTGCCAGCAGCATTGTTATTAAAACTTGCTCCTAAAGTAGTTGAATAAGATGAGGTTTCTGCGTATGTGGCGTAAGATGAGGTTCCAAATAATGAACCAGTTATTCCGTTTGTTACAGTTAATGTATTTAATGAGGCATTTGAGCCTGAGGTAATGACTTTTTTCCAATTTGGCATATAATATATTTTTAATTGTGGTTAGATACATGCACTTTATGCCAGTGTATATGCCTACTTCCTTTTCAGGCCAACAATTTGTTTATTAAAACAACTTTTATTTTTGCTGCTTGATATATTGATTTTGTAATTTTATAATTAAATCATAAAACATTTCTACTTGATCACCAACAATTGTAGTAGTCTTCATAGCGTTTAATATAAATTCTAGCTCTAGGCCAGTCAGCTTATCAGGATCTGGAGCTAACTCTGGTTTGATTGCAGGTTTTATTTTATCTAGTATACTCATAACTGATTACATAA